CGTTGGATTCGGCGATGCCACGGATCACCGGGCCGGCGCCGAGATGGAGGAGTGAGCGTACGTCTCGGCCGAGGGTGCCTCCCCGGTATGGGCCACCCGGTCGGAGTGGGCCGCATCCGACGCGCCGGTCGGATCGCAGCCCGGCGGACACGTCGCCCGTGTCGGCGCCGACAGCGGCGCAGAGGTCGGCGATCTCGTTGGCGTAGGCGATCTCCATCGCGAGGAACACGTTCAACGCGTGTTTCGTCATCTCCGCGGATTCGGGGGACATGAACTGCACGTCGTCGGTGAATGGTGCGAACAGCCGTGCGAGCAGCGGCCGGGTTTCGGGATGTCGGGTGCCGACCACGATGCGGGTTTGTGACTCGAAATCGGTGACGGCGTGGGCGATCCGGATGTTCTCAGGCTGTGTGGCGATGTGCCGTTCGGGGTATTCGGCTTCGATGCGGGCGCAGGTTCCGACGGGTAGCTGCGACGAGATGACCGTCAGCGCGCCGGGCGGGGATTCGTCGATTGCCTCGCGTGTCTGCTCGAGCACGGTGTCGACATCGGATTCATCGTGGGTGTTGACGGGGGTGTCTATCGCGATCCAGAGCACCTCGGCTTCCGGGACGGGAACGATCCGGAAGTGGCGGGCCACGCATTCGCGGGTTGCGTCCGCTAGATGCCCGATCCCTACAACCGCCACTCGTAGTCGATCCATCATCGCACCTCGGCGATGGTGATACCCCTGGGGGTCGGCAGATGGATGACCCGGAGATGGTCGACCAGCTCGGTTTCGATGGTGCCTCGTAGGTCACGGCCGTTCGGGAACTGGCCACCACCATGACCGGGGGCGGAATCATGGAACGCGACGACCGTGCCGGGATGCATGTTGTCGCGCCATGCGAGGAACTCCACACATCGCAACGGGAACAGCGAGTCGAAGAACACGAACCCGATCGGGCCGTTCGGCTTGTAATCGAGCGATTCCGTGTTCACGACATCGACGGGCAATCCGGCGCATCGTCGGGCCGTGTGCTCGGCGCGTTCCGGATCGGGTTCGATGGCGGCGAGGCGGCCGTGACCGTTGGCGTGCAAGGCGTGGCCTATCGCCTCGGAGGTTTGACCCCAAGCCGAGCCGGTCTCTATGCACAAGCTGGGTTGGAGACCGCGGACAAGGCCGGCGAGCATCGCCGATACCTCGATCTCGGTGGAGTCATCATCAGTAGATGACCAGCGCTCCGGGTTCGGGCAGATCGCCGTCGGTGGTGTGTACCGGGATTCGGGGCCGGGGTCTCCGGGAAGGCCCGTCATCTGATCCGCCGGGCGGGGACACCTGCGACGATCACACAGCCTGGGACGTCCCTGGTGACTACCGCGCCGGCGGCGATCGTCGCGTAACGGCCGATGGTGATGCCACCGTGGATGACTGTCGCGTTCGCCCCGATGAACGTACCCTCACCGACGGTCACTTCGCCGGCAAGAACAACACCTGGGCAGACCGTCACGAATGGGCCTATCTGGCATCCATGTGACACTACTGCCCCGTATTCGATGTGGGTGTGCGGGCCGAACGTCGCCCCGTCGCCGATGTGTACCCCCGGGAACACGAACGGCCCGTCAGGTTCGCCCATGGTGAGCCGCGAGGCGATCCTGGCCCGGACGTGCGGCCAGGCCGCCCCGATCACGTACGGGCGATCCTGGGGGGCCTTACGGATAGCTGGGAAGCCGACCAGGTGATCGTCATACAGGGTCGGGCGGTGACCCCTCTCGCGGAGAATCGCTGCCAACTGGTGCCCATGCGGGCCGGCGCCGAGCACCGACACCCTGCTCACAGCTTCCACCCGGCGGCCCGGTACGTCCCGACATGGCGGACCCACGGCGGGTCGGCACGGGAACCCCAGAACCCGAACCGTCGTTCAGGGAACACACCGAGCATCTCGGTCATCTCGGCTTCGTTGCCTGCCGGCCAGCCGAGCTCGAGGGTGCGGCGGGGGATCAACGATGGGTTGAGGGAGAAGATCTGGCGGTGCTCGAGCCACGTATGGCCGTCTTCGTGGTGTTCGACCGCTGTTGGGAACGAGGCGAGATAGGTGCCTTTCTCGGCTTCTTCGGGGGACCACGGCTGGCGGGGGAGGACCATGTTGCACAGATACGGGTGGCTGTCAAGGATATGGGCCATCGAAATGACCGGCACGAGGGTCTCGAGGTGGAAGTCGTCTTCGAGGTGGAAGACGAAATCGGCGCCGAGGCCGAGAGCCGCCGTCCATCCGGACTGCACCGCCCCGGCGAGGCCACGCCGTTCGGGGTGTTCAATCACATGGTCGAACACCGGGTGCCTGGTTGTCCCGGCGCCGGAGTCGTCTACGAGTATCCATGTGTCGCCGTTGGCGGTGCCGTCGCAGACGCCGAGCCGCTCGATCGCTGCATCGAGAGTCGCGGGGAGGTAGTCCCGGCCGTCGGTGACGACAACAACGGCGATCACCGTGACCGACCAGGCCGCAGTCGTTCGCAAGGGATGACCACGATCGAGTCCCAGTAACGCGCATACCCCTTGACCATCGACTCGGCTATATCGCGACGAACGTGGAACGACACATGCAAGGACAGCCCGTTCGACCCTTGGGCCTCCCACCATGCCGCCCACGGCGCCGGGATGCATCGGTATTCGCTAACTCGTTCGCGCCCATCAGGATGGAGCGCACGGTATTGGTACTTCAACTTCGTCTTACGAGCGGCGCTCACACCCGCACCGACCACTTCTTCTCGAATCGTTGCCGGTCGCGTTGCTTCTTCGGTTCGGTCTCCACGGCGAACAGGTCGTCTGTCGCGCCGCCGATGTGTTCGACAGTCGCGTCGCGGACAAGGCCGTAGGTGAGGCCCGCGGCTTCGACGGTGAGGAGGAAGTCATTATCGCCGTACCAGTATTCGTACTGCTCGTCGAACAGTGGCCGTTGTTCGGCGGCCTCACCTCGCACCATGAACGCGAAACCGGGGAGGCCACCGGTGCCGTCGTATCGTGCGGCGCAGATCCCCCGCACCTGTGTCACCTGCTCAGTGAGTTCCCTGCCGTCGTAGTTCGGGCCGACCGCGATCAGGTCCGGTTCGGATCGCAGCCCGGTGGCGAGCGCCCGGAGGAAACCCGGCCCGATCTTCAGATCGTTGTTCAGGATCGCGACGTTCGGTTTGCGCCACCGTCTGAGCGCTTCGGCGCATCCGGCGTTCCACATCTCGTGGATGTTCGCACCTTCGGCATCCCACACATCGGCGATGGTTTGGCCTTTCAACCATTCGCGTGTCTCGGCGCCGGAGCCGTTGTCGAACACGAAGATCCCCGAGTAGTCACCCTGGGCTTTCAGCTGGTAGAGCAGGTCGCGGGTCAGGTCGAGGCGGTCCCGGACGGGGATCACCACGTACGTCTCGGAGAGCATCCGGTCGAGTGGCAGTTCCCGGTAGTGCCATACGTCGTCAACGATGAACGACTTCACATGGCCGACAACGATGCCGGTGTCGACATGGATGGGGAAACCGAGCGCGCCGGCGCGGGCCATGAACGTGAGGTCTTCGCCGAAGATGTCGGGTTTGCCGTCCTGGTTTGTCCATTCGCCGTACCGGAAAAACGGCCATGCGGTGTGACCGTGCTCGGCACGGACGGCTTCGAGGACTGTGCGGTGGATGAGGACGCAGCCGGTGCCGGTCGCGTGGCAGGCGAGGATCGAATGGCGGGGGAGGGTGTTCGGCCGTCGAGGTACCCCGTCGGTGTCCCATTCCCATACTGTTGGCCAGGATCGTTGCGTCGGGTGTTCCTCGTCGTATGAGTAGACGAGTGCGCCGAGGATCGGCCGTTCTTTGCGGTCCGCTGAGGCGAGCATCCGGTCGAGGGTGTCGGGTGCGACGACCTGATCGGTGTCGCAGAACCAGAGCCACTCGGCGTCGTAGTCGTCGAGGAACCTTGTGCAGATGTCGTTGCGTCCCTGTGGCAGGTTCGTGGTGGCGATCTGTATGTGCCCTTCGGCGATCACATGCTGTTTGTGTGCGGCGTCCCACGCGAACAAGGCGAGGAGGGTGCGGTGGAACCGCGGGTCGATCGTCCCGTACGGGTAGCCGACGATCACGCTGTCGCGTTTCACGTCCATTCGACGATCGTCCAGTGCCGGCCTTCATGACCTGCCGGCAGTGAACACACCACGGTCGCACCGTCGAGATGGGCGCGACATTCCGAGAGGTCGCGTTTCTCGCCGGGGTTCGCGGTGGCTTGTTCCACCCGTCCGTACAGGGCTCTGGTGTTCTTGCTGTCCATCGGCATTTGTCCCTCCAGTGAGTGAGGAGTGCAGGGGGGAGGTCTCACTCCCTCCCCCCTGCGATCGTTCAGGGTGTTACAGGCGGAGCATCCGGAACGCGTTCGCGTCGACGGTACGAGCGCCGACCCTCCAGAACGCGAACCACCCGGCCTGGCCTGTCGGCCGTTGGTTGGAACCTTTCACCAGCGGTTCGTACATGATTGACAGTCCAACACGATCGACGATGAAGTACTTCTTGAAATCGCCGAGGACGATGACATCATCGGTGGAGCCCGACACGATCGTCGAGTCCATCGCGGACGATTCGTACACCGGGTAGCCGATCAGCTTCGACGGTTGTGCACCACCGAAATCGACCCAGAACGTGTTGTTATTCGCGGAGCCTGCACTCAGGGCCTGTCGCATCGTGTTCCAGACCGCCTTGTTCGCAACGAACGACGCGTTCGGACGATGCCTGGGTGGCAGGTCGTTGTCGAGCGCGTACGCGTCAGCCTGCGCGAGCGTTGCCGTCGACGCCGGTGTACCCGACGTGCCGGACACCCTCGACGCGGTGACGAGCCCGAGCTCGGTGACGATACCGAACGGCTGCCCCGAACCGGACCCCGTGGCGAACGCTGTCGCTTCGAGTCGGTCCTTCGCATCCGCGATCAGCATGGAAACGTCCCCGGCGACGCTCGAGTCTGAGAGCACCTCGAACGAACCGAACAGCCACGCCGCTGCTTTCTGCGGGGTGATGCTCGGCTGCGCGAACGTCGGCGATGCATCGGCCGACTCGGTGCCTTCTGCAAGCCATTCGGCGGTGACACCGGCCGAAGACACGCCGTTCCAGTCGTCCGTTGTGATCGTCTTGATGGTGGAGATACCACGGAACGGGTTTGTCGCTCCGTTGTTCGTCAGGATGATCGTCGGGTCGAGTGTGAACGGGACGAGGAACCCACCGGCGGAACCGGTGAGCGACATCGCGGCGCGGTAGTTGTCACCGGACCGGACGTAATCCTCGAATGCCTCATGGTACGCGGGTGAGCCGGTTTCGAGGATGTGCCGTGCGATCACCGGGTTCGCCGCGAGCAACTCGGCGTTCTCGCGGTGCTCATCGGAGAAGTGATCGGCGTGGACAGTTTCGATGGCCTGCCGGGCACGGTCCGATACGGCACGGTTCGCCTGACGTTCCGACGTGAACGCGTTCGCGCGGATGTCGGATGTGTCCCACGGGTTGTCCCGCGTGACGATCACCGTCGGCCCTACCTGGATGGTCCCGTCGCCGGGTTCTGTGTTCTGCGGGTCGAGCGCCAGGTCGCGGATGCGTGCAACTTCGGCATCTCGGGTCTCTGACGTTGCGAGGTCCGTCTCGACACGGGCGGCTTCGGGGACGGCTTCGGTGAGCCGTTCGTCTTGTTCGGCGGTGAGTTCCTCGGCGTTCGCGAGGACCTCGATCTCGTCTCGGAGCTGCTCCAACTGGGAGCGAAACTCATCGGTTTTCTTGCTCATCATGTCACCTCTATGAACTGGCGCGCGAACGCTCGGCGTTGCGCGCGGGATCGGATATGCGGAGTGGACGGAACGTCCGGCTTCGCGTCGGTGGCGGCCTCGCCGGGAGTGCCCGTGTCGGGCGGCTCACCGGTGTCGGTGCCGAAGATCAGGGCGCGTGCAAGCTCGACGCGTGTGGTGTCGTCGCCGAGGAGCTCGTCTATGAACTGGCGGGAACGGACCCCTACCGTTGTGTCCTCGTATGCGGGGAACACGACCGGGCCGACCTCCGCGAGTTTCACCTCTTGCAAGGTCCGCAGCGGGACCTGCCCCTTCTTCAGCGGCGTCCCGTCGGGGGGGTCGGAGGTTACTCGCACGACTGAGAACCGGAACGACATCCCGTCGATCGCGCCGGACGCGACCGCGTCGCGGACGGGTTGCACCAACCAGTTGTCGGCGAGGCGTGCGGAGATGAACAGGCCGTGGTCGTCTTCGCGTGCCCGTTCGATCGTCCCTAACGGCATCGCGCCGACCATCGGATGGCGGCCATGCTCAAACATGAGTTTCGGGGTGCGTTCACGGAGCGTCTTACGGAACGCGCCGCGGGCGATCTGCTCGTCGAAGACACCTTCCCACGAGTCGATCCGTGTCGGCGAGTTGAACACCGCCGCGTACCCTTCGAGGGTCAGCCCATCGTCGGCGCTGTCAGCGCGCAGGGTGAACGGTACTGCCCGTTGGAGGATCTCGGTCATTGGTTCACACTCCCGTTCGGGGACAGTTGGCCCGGCGGTTGGAGTTGCACGGAGAACAGGTCGGTGTGCTGCCCCGATAGGCGAGACAGATCACCGGCGACAACCGCGTCGATCACCGCGTCTGGTTTGTAACCAGCGTCGATCAGCGCTTTGATCGTCTGCGCGTTTTGCGACTGGATCTCCGCGTCGTCTTTCGCGTCTTCCTGGAGGAACGCTATGTCGGTGGCGTCATACCAGAGACGCGCGCCGGCGGGGACAGGGACGATCGCGGTGAGCGCCGCCGCTGCGGTGCGCCACTGCGGCCGTGCCCAATGATCCGCGAACTTGCGGCGTGCCTGCCCAAAGTTCGAATACGTGGCTGCCGCCAACCCCTCAGACAAGCCGACGATGATCGGCGGGACACCCGCCGCGGCAGCAACTCGAGTTTCTCCCGCGCCCTGGGTGACCTTGAAGTCGAGCTGCCGGAAGTTCGAGCCGACGACAGTCGCGTCGGCACCGCCACCGAGATACAGGGTCTTGTACGCATGGACGGCGCCTTGGTGTTGTGTTTCGAGTAGTTCTTTGAACACCTTTGCCCGTTCGGCGTCGATCGACGCGTCGAACTTGACGACCATGTTGGGGGTTGCTCCGTTGCGGAAGAACTGCAATTTGTGCAGGGTGGCTTGGCTGTCGGCGTCGATCTCTCGGAGGATCGGTGTCAGCCATGACATCCCCCGGTAGTGCGTCAGCGGGTCGGGGATCGGTGAGAAATGCGCGACTTCCCCTGCCGGGAACGTCCGGGCCGCACCCGGATCGCCGCCGGGCGGTGCGTACAAGTAGCCAACCAAGTCGGGGCGCACAGTGTCGTCTGTCGTCGCTGTCGCGATCGTCACCCAGTCGGGGCGTAGCAGTTCGAGCTGCCGGTCGGGACGGCGGTGGATGAACGCGTTTCCGGCCATAGATGCGTGTTGTTCCATCTTGGTGAGTAGCTCGCCGGTTGTGCCGTTCGGCCAGGGATGTTCGAGGATGTCTAGGTCGGGGGTGCCGAACAGGTCGCCGGGTTTCCCATTGCGCATCTGCTGGTATTGGAATCGGGCCTCGGAAAACAGCAGAGCACGGGACAGCACACACGCGAACACGATGCCGTTCGCCTGGTATGCCTGCGCCACATAGGAGCCGAACTCGGAGCCGACAAGCTCACCGTTCGGGGTGTATGTCTGTGTCGGGGTGTACGTGTTGCCGCCGTAGTTGAACATCGCGGTGAGGTAGTCGGAGAACGACAGGTCGCGTTCGGGTGGCCGTGTCCATCGTTGCAGGATGTTCATTGTTCACCACCCACATCGACGAGGAGCAGCCCGGTCAGAACCGCGACCGCGAGGCCCGCGGCGATCAGCCCGGCGGGGATGGAGATCAGCGCGACACCAACAACGATCAGCACCGCGGCGGTGACCATGCCGGCGACGGTCACACGAGCACGAACGGAGTCAGCACCGGGGTTTCCATCTGGAGTGCCTCCCACAGAGCGAGGACCATCGCGATGCACGCGTCGATGCGGTCCTTCGATTTCGACTTCGCGAGTGTGAACCCACGTTCGTTGTACCGGGCGACAGCGGCGAGTACCTGCATGTCGAATGCCTGGTCGCCATCGTGGGAGAGCTCGGACCGTTTGATCGCCTCGAACGCGGCGCCGACCGCGGGGGTCATCCGTTCCAGGGACTGGGGGATCTCCAGCATGGGGAGCCCCTCGTCGGCGAGTTGTTGGGCGGGCAGGTCGAAGAATCGGGGATCGTACGAGACGGCTTTCACGTCGTATGTCTTGGCGAGTTCGCGGAGGTGGTGCATCGCGTCGGTGACGTCGAGACGGCCGTCCGGGGCGGGCAACCAGATACGGGCCTTGACATGGCAGCGCCCGTCGGGGCGGTGTTGCACCCAGCAGATCGCGGTCGAGTCGTGTTTCAGGGCGACGTCGACACCGACCCATGTCGGCGCGTGTTCTTGCATGTCCCACGGGTCGGCGAGCCGGGACCACAGAACTCGGCCGTCGTCTCCCAACCAGGATTCGATGCCTTCGACCCATTGGCCGAGACGGAATGTGCGGAACAGCCCCTCAGGGGAGATCGCGACAGCCATCCGCAGCGCGTCGACGTTCATGAATCCGGCGTCGAGAGCAGGGTTCGCTGCCCGCCACTGCGTCTCGTCGGTGATATCGCAGCCTTCCGGCGCTGCGTACTCATGGAACCGGAACCCCGGAAGCAGATCGCCAGACAGGTGCCGCTGCCGCAGCTGCCACAGGGCGGACTGCCGGTCGAAGCCGGGGGTGCCGATCCCAACCACCAACGACCGGGGCCGCTTCCCCGACGCCAGGAGCAGCGAATTCCACGACTCGACCGGCATGAACCCGATCTCATCACACACCGACACCGAAGGGTCCAAGCCCTGAAGGCCGTCCGGGTCGTTCGAGATTGGGAACATCTCGCCCCGGTTCCACGGGAACACCACCCGTTGCGTCCCGATCCCCGAGAACACCTTGCACCTGCCGGCGAGCTCCGGCGATTGTTCGATCATCGCGAGCGCGACACCGTAAACAGAGAGGACAGCCTGCCGGAGCGTCGTCGCGACGACCGGCACCTGCGGGGCACCCGTCCCGTTCCCGTCGAACAGAGCCCACAACGCCACGCATGCCAGAAGCGACGACTTGCCATTCCCCCGTGGCAGTTCGAGTGCCGCGGAAGTCACCCCATCCGCCAACACCTCGGCGAGCCATTCCCGCTGAAACCCGGCCAGACGGATCGGCTCGCCCGCCCCATACCCCTTCGGCGGCACGCAATACGTCTCGATGAACCGGACACACCGATCAGCCCCAACCTCCGGCCAAGATGCCCACGGCGGCGCGCCATGCAACGAAACTCGCTTCGCCCTCGGCCCCGCAACACCAGTACCAGAATCGGACATAGGGTGCCTTTGGTAGGTAACCGCGGAGT